GGCGCGTGGGACTGCGGCATTGACCCGACCGGAGAAGCGAGCGAGAACGGCGCGATTCAGGCCCGGCAGTGGGTCGAGCTGCGCCGCGTGGAACTCTGCGGCGGCATCGCGTTCGTCTTGCTGCGCGCGTGGGGCCGGGAGTGGGCAATCCCGCCCGGCCGACTGGCAGAGCATGTTCTCAAGGTTGGCCGGCGCACGGTGCGGCCGGACGAGATTGACGCAATCGGGATTCGCGGATTGGAGTGGATGCGATGAAGGCGAAGTGCATGAAGTTCATCGACGTCGGCGATGGCGTGTCTTTCGTCTGCGCGCTCGACTTCGGGCACTACTTGAAGTGTGCGCCGCGCGTCGAAGGTCGTGGCGCGTGCGACGAGCGCGACGGGCACGGGTGGCAGTGCCTGCGCCTGCCGCTGCACCCGGGGCCGCACAAGTTCGGGTCGGAGGTGACGCCGTGAACGCGACCGTCGCTCACCATGCAACCGGCGTGGACCTGACCTTGCGCATCCCCGGCCTGCACCCGGTCACGGTTCGCGCTCCGACGTTGGCCGACGCCGTGGCGTGCGTCCGGTCTATCTTGGCCGACGAGCGATGGAAGATGCTGGCCATGTTCGACGGCATCAACGCGGAACTGGACGACCTGAACGCCAGCGCAGTAGCCGCCGCCGATTGACGCCACGTTAGCATCGCGGTAGCGTGGACAAATGGCCAGACCTAAGAATTTCCCAACTGTCGAAACCGTGCGAATGCCGCTCGCGATGCTCCTGCCGGCGGACTACAACCCGCGGCGCATCAGTGACCGGGCCATGAAGGGCCTGCGCGCATCTCTGGAGCGGTTCGGCGAGTTGGGCGGCATCGTCTACAACAAGCGCACCGGGCGCCTCGTAGGCGGTCACCAGCGCGTCAAGGCGCTTGCTGCAATGGGTGCCGAGGATGCGGAGGTGCGCGTCGTCGACCTGCCCGTTGCCGAAGAAAAGGCGGCCAACCTCGCGCTCAATCACCCCGGCATCGGCGGCGAGTGGGACGACGCGCTGCTTGCTGTCGTGCTCGAGGAAATCAAGCGCGACCTGCCGACCGCGTTTGAAGAGTTGCAGCTTGACGGGCTCTTCGTCCTCGACATCATCCCGAATGAACTCAACGATGGGACTGACCTGAGCCCACCAGAGCCCAAAAGGTGCCCGCACTGTGGCGAAGAAATCTGAACTTCGGCTTGCATGGGTGGACGCTGCGACTGCGCGCAAGGCTATTGAGGCATGGCACTATTCAAAAGCATATGTCGCATCGAAGACGACGAACATCGGAATATGGGAAGGTGCTGCCTTTGTCGGGGTCATCGTCTTTGCCCATGGCGGAAACTATCAGGCAGGGTCGCCGTACAGTATGCGAATCGATGAGGTGGTCGAACTCGTCAGAGTCGCGATGAAGCCTCATTCATGCCAGGTCAGCAGGTGCATAAGGATTGCCCTACTGATGCTCAAGAAGTCGTCACCAGGGGTGCGGCTGGTCGTGAGCTATGCAGACCCGGTGCAAGGCCATGGCGGCGGCATTTACAAGGCTGGCGGTTGGGTATTCACAGGACAGACGAGCCCGTCCTTTGAGTATCGCGCAGGCGGGAAGCGGCTACAGAAGCGGGCATTCACGGGTGCAAACTTCGGCAATGGCAAGATGGAACTGCCCCCTGGCGCAGTAAAGGTGCAGGTCCCAGGCAAGTTGAAATTCCTGATGCCAATGGACGATGAAGCAAGGTCCTTGATTTCTCAACTCGCGAGGCCATACTTGCAGGGCCCGTCAAGCATTGCAGATGCGCCACCTGACCAAGGTGGAGATGGCAGTTCCGGTCCGACCGGCGGGCTCCAAACTTCGGATGGCGGCCATGGCGCGACCGAGTAGCCTGACCCCTGCCATCACGGAGAAGGTCTGCGAGGCGCTCAAGCTCGGCGTCTCGTGGGATGCTGCCGCCGCGCATGCTGGCATTGGGGCCACGACCATTCACAGGTGGCTCGCGCAGGCCGCGGAGGATGAAGAGGGCGGGCTGTTCTGGGAGTTTCGGGAGCAGGCGACGCGTGCGCGCAACTCTGCCGAAACGCGGATGGCCGCCATCGTGATGAAGGCCGCCCAGGAGGGCAGTGCGAGTGCTGCGCAGTGGTGGCTTGAGCGTCGCAGGCCTGAAACGTGGTCGAGCAAGCAGACGGTCACGGTCGACGCCCCTGACCCGTCTCGCGGCATCGCGGCCCTTCTGGGCAAGCTCGCGGAGCCCGGCGAGGGCGGCTGATGGCCGGGCTCCGGCTCGAAACGTTCAACCCGCTTCCGTGGCAGGCGCAGGCCCTCCGCGAGATACTGCGGCCGGGGTCGGTCGGTTGCGCGTGGGCCGGGGGAAAAGGTTCGGGCAAGAGTGCCCTCGTGTCGGTCGCCGCGTGCATGATTGCGGCAACACGGCCAGGCTGCGAGGTCGCGCTCGTGATGGACTCTTACAAGTCCCTGCGAGACATTCACCTCCCGCTCATGTCGTCCATCGCGGCGAGCTGCGGGGGCGAGTGGCGCGCGACCGATACCGAGTTCCGATGGTCGTCCGGCTCGGTCGTCCGCCTGCGCCACCTCGACATGAGCGGTGACCCGCGCATCGGCGGCAGCCCGATTGAGGGCATGAACCTGCACGCGCTGATTGCCGACGAGTGCCAGCAGATTGACGGGCGCTACTACACGGTTTGGCAAGAACGGACGCGCGTGACTGCCGTTGACCTCGCCGGGCAGCAATGCGCGCCCGTGGTGGTGGCGTCAGGGCTCCCCGTGTCGACGTGGTGGTGCGTGGACACCCTGCGTCACGGTGGCCACGTGTGGCGCCCGCAGACGCGCGACAACACGTACAATGACCCGGGCTATGAGGCCCGCGTGCGCGCGACCATGACCGAGCGGCAGGCGCGCGCCATGCTCGACGGCGAGGAATGGTCGCCGGAAGGGCAGATTGTCGAGGAGTACGTCGCGCGTCTCGAGCCCGACGGCGTGCTCACGGACTGGACGCCGACCGACCGGAGCAAGACGCGCTTCGTGCTCTCCATGGACCTCGGCGGCAACAACCCGCACGCCATCCTCGCGGCCGAAGATGCCGAACAGGGACGATGGGTCGTCCTGCGCGAATGGTTCCACGTCGGCCCTCCCGTCAAGGCCGGGACGGGAATCACCCTCGGCGCCTTCTGCCGGCGCATTTCGGCCGATTGCGTGCCCCGTCGCATGTGGGGCGGGGTGAATGACTCGCGTTTCCCGCTCGACGAGGTGATTGCAGACCCGTCCGGCGCTGCGACATCTGCGCAGACGGGGCACAGTGACCTCGACCTGATAGCGAGCGCGCCGCCCGATGGCCTCGGATTGCGCCCGCACGTCGAGACGATTCCTGAGCGTCGGTCGGTAGTGGGCTCGCTTAATCGGATGCGGCTCGCCATCGAGCGGCGCCGGCTCATGTTCTCGCGCGCCATGGTCGAAGCGCCCGGCGGCGAGTACCCCGCGCGCACGCTGCACGGGTCGCTCCTGGGCTACTCATGGGACCTGCGCGGACGCGACGAGCCGATGAAAGACGGCATCCACGACCATGCCGTTGACGCGCTTCGGTATCTCGCGAGGCGCGTGCTTTGGCATCTCTTCGACTCGCCGGGCATCGTGACCACGCCGCAGCATGGGCAGCCCCGCAAGCTCCCTGCGGCCCTCGCGGCGTCGAAGGGTGGACGATAGGCCACGGCTATCACGCGCCCTCGCGCTGATAGTTGAAAGTTATCATAGCGCAGTGTAGCGTGGCGGGCATGTTCGGCATCGTCGACAAGCTGCGGGCGTTGGTCATGCGCGACGACTCGCGACGAGTCGAAGCGCCCATTGGCCGCATCGGTGGACCGACGACGACGAACGGCGCGGCCTACGAGCCCGCACGCCGGTATCAGGCCCACCCCGACCGCGTCCTCGCCATGCGGTCGGCGCTCGTCTGCCCGCCCGTCTACGTGGCACTGGGCATGTGGCGCGACTTGATGCGCGTGCCAACGCCGCGAATCGAGCCGGGCAAGGTCGAGGGCGCCGAGCCAACGCCGAGCGCGATGGCCTACGCCGAGCACGTCAAAGCCTGCCTCGGCATTGGCGCTGCGAGCCTGACCGGCGTGCGGTGGTCGTCTCTGTGGGGCGAGCTGCTGGGCTCCGTTGAGTACGGCTTTGGCGTGTGGGAGACCATCGCAGAGGAACACGGCGGCGAGTGGTACACCGTTCTCAAGTACCGCGACCCCGCGTCAATCGCGTGGTGGCTGATGGGCGAGGATGAAGAGCTTGCCGGGTGTGTTCAGCAGCCGTTGTCCGGTTACGGGCGCGGTGTCGAGATTCCAGCGTCGCAACTGTTCCGCCTGACGTGGCGGCCCGTCTCGCGCTCCGACTTCAGCGGCATCGGCATCCTTCGCCCGGCCGCGACCCTCGCCGTTGACCATGCCGCAGCCGCGCAGCTTCGAATCGTGGGCGTCCAGCGGTTCGCCGTCGGCACCCCGGTTGCGAAGGTGGACGCCGACACGGCCGCGCGCCTCGGCCCGCAGGCTGTGAAAGACGCCGACGACATCGCGACGATGCTCTCGGACTACGCGTCGAGTGACCGCGCATACCTCGTCCCGCCGCCCGGGTGGGACGTGAGCATCTTCGGCGCCGACTACGACGTTTCGCGCATCAATGCCGTGCTCGCCGACATCTCGCGCTCGATTTACGAGCTCGTGGCGATGCAATGGATGTTGCTCGGCTCCGGCGAGGGCGGCGGCTCATACTCGCTCGGCGAGACGCAGGTTGCAGCGTCGCGGCAGAGCGCACAGGCGGTGTGCGACTGGCTCGGCGAGGAGGTCAACGCCGGCCTCATCCCGCGCATCTGCAAGTGGCGGTTCGGCGAGGTCGACGCGGCGGACCTGCCGCGGCTGCACTTCGACGGGCTCGCCAGCGAAGCCTTCGTCACGCACCTCAGCAGCCTCGCCGCGCTGAATGCGGCCGGCATCCTCCAAATCGGCCCCGCGTCGCGCGCCAGGGTGCACGCCGCGCTCGAGTTGGCCCCGCCGGAAGAGAAGCGGTCGGTGGGCCTCGGCCTGCGCCCGCAGACCCCTGCGGCGCCCGCCATGCCCACCCCGGGCGGGGGCGCGTGATGCCGATTCGTCGCACGCCTACCGCTGCCGTCTCTGCCGCCGCTCGTCGCGGTGTCGCTCTCTACGAGGACGGCAAGGGCGGCCAGGGCTTGAAGCCTGAGACGATTCGCCGGGCTCGTTCCATCGCGGCCGGCGAGGTGCAGAGCATCGAATGGCTCACGGTCGAGGCCCCGGCATGGTTCGCGCGCCACGACAAGACCCGCCCCGAGGGCGACTCGGCCGATTCCCCATGGCTTACCGCGTGGCTTCTGTGGGGCGGCAATCCCGGCCGTGCGTGGGCAGACCGCGAGAAAGCCCAGCGCGCGACGCTGGAAGAGAAGGGCGAAACGCTCATGGCGATGACCATTCCGACGGACGACGGGCAGAGCCTCGGCGACTTCATGGAGGAACTGCGCGACGCGGTGACCATGCGCTTGCGAGGGGTCGCCCCAATGGGCTCGGAGCCCTGGATTCGTATTGAGGACGACGGCCTGACCGGCGATTCGGTCATCGGCGAGGTCTGCGGCACGGGCGATGATGCCTACTACCGGATGAACTATAGCCGCGGCGAGGACGGGCGCCTCGTCCTGTCTGAGCCGGTGCGCGTCGAGGAAGTCAAGACCTACGTTGACGCCCCCGGTCCGCTGCCTCTCTCGGCCGTGCTCTGCGAAATGGCCCCGGTGCACGCCCCGGCCGCTGAGGGCTTGGTGCGCGGCAAGGTCGCACAGCTCATGCGCGTCGGCCCGCTTCACGACGCATACACCGGCGCGCACTTGCTCGACGTGACGGACGAGCTTCTCGCGTCCATCGTCACCGCGGCGGGCGCCGGGTTCTCCATCCCCATCGACTACGCCCACGCCCTCTATGGCGCGCAGGCGGGCGGCACCGACGCCGCGGCCGTGCCTCTCTACGGCCGTGTGACGGCTCTGGAGCACCGCCCCGGCGATGGCCTCTACGGCGTCCCCGAGTACACCGCGGCCGGCGCTGCGATGCTCGGCGCGAACCCGGGGCTTCTCTTCTTCTCGCCCACGCTCGTCGGCACCATGCACGACCCGGCGACGGGCAAGCCGCTCGGGCGCGGGCTGCACAGCGTCAGCCTCACCCCGACGCCGCGACAGAACAACATCGACTCACTGGCCCTCGCACGGGCCGCAGCCGGGGCCGAGAGCCCCAAAGGAGGCCCCATGGGGTCCAATCAGGGGGCCGGCACCAACGCGCCGGCCGACGTGGTGACGCTCTCGCGCACCGAGCATGACGCGCTCATGCTCGCCCGCACCGAGCGCGACACCTACAAGGCCGAGGCGGACGCCGCCAAGGCCGACGTCGTGGCGCTCGCGCAGCGTCTCGACGCGGTGGAGAAGGCTCGACACGCCGAGGCCGTGACCGCCGAGGTCAAGAGCTACGAGGCCAAGGGTCACATCGTGCCCGACGCGCTGAAGGCTGACGTGCTCTCCATGAGCGCCGACGTCCGCGCCCGCGTTCTCGGCTCGACCGAGAAGCGCGCGGTGGTGGCGCTCGGCCACGGGCAGACGGCCGAGGCGGTCAGTCCTGACGAACTCGACAACCGCATCATCACCCTCGCCCGAACCAAGGGCATCAGCCTCGCCGACGCGGCGAAGGAGGTGGCCGCGTGAAAAGCAACTACGTTCACATGTACATCGCCAAGACGGGCATCGACCTGTCCGCCAAGGCCGGGTACATCGTCAAGTCGGACAGCGGCGTCAACCTCGCCGCCGACCCGCTCATCAGCGGTTCCGAGAAGCACCTCGGCGTCATCGCCCAGGGTGGCGGCAACACGGCCGGGTTGCCTGTGTCCGTGGTCAAGCATGGCGTGACGCTCGTCATGGCCGGCGAAGCCATTGCGGTCGGCGACAAGTTCAGCCCCACCGCGGCGGGCAAGGCGCAGGTTGCCGCCGCGGGTGAGTTCATCCAGGGCGAAGCGTTGGAGGCGGCTTCCGGCGATGGCAAGCTGTTTCTCGCGTTCGTTCACCCGGCCATTCCCTACACCCTGAACACCTAAGGAGGCCGGACCATGGCGAGCAACAACCTGACCTCGGGGCGTACCAACCCCATCATCAGCAATCTCCTGCTCACGTCGGCCGCGGCCAACGAGGGCAAGTACACGTTTAGCAAGCTCGGCTTCGCCGGGTTCAGCCTGCCGAACGCCAGCTACTTCAAGGGCCAGTTTGCGGCCATTCCCCTCGCGCAGCAGTTCGGCGACGCGCGGGTGGTCGGGACCGGGGCGCTCAAGCGCAACTCGGGCGGAACCTACGTCGACGTCACGCGCGAGCGTGCGTTCGACACGACCGACTATGAGTGCATCGAGCGCGCCCCCAAGGCGTTCATCGACCAGCTCGACATCGACCGCACTGGGGACGACCGCATCGCCCTGCTAAACATGAAGATGTCGCGTGCGCTGCAGCTCACGTCGGCCATCTTCGATGACTTCGAGTACGACGTGTGCTCGACCGTGTTCAACACGTCCAGCTTCAGCAACGCCACCGTGGTTGGGCTGACGGGCGGCGTTGGCACGGCCTGGAGCGCGGCCGGGTCGAGCCCAGCGAAGGACGGCGTGGCGGTGCAAAACCTCCTGCGCGCCCGCGGCGCTAAGGCCGACTATGCCGTCATCTCGTTCGACGTCCTGCAGACGCTCCGGTCCCACCCGGAGACGCTCGGCGTTTGGTACCGGACTAGCGGCGCGACCAACGCGGCGCCGGTCCTGGCGGCCGATGCCACGCTCGCCTTCTGGGCCGAGAAGTGGGGCCTGTCGAAGGGCGTGCACGTCGTCGAGACGATGTACAACAGCGCCAATCCCGCGAGCACGGCGGTCCTGAGCGAGTTCGTCACGGGCAAGGTGGCATTCCACTGTGCAGACGGTCTGTCCAACGCCTACAGCATCGGCGGCGGCATCACGGCGAACGGACTCGTGTCGCTCGCCATCGTCCGCGAGTCCGAATACCGCGGCTATGAGGACCCGACGACCGACCCGCACGGCCTGCAACTGGTGGGCAAACACTCCTATGCGCTCGTCACGCCCTACGCCTCCGCGGTCTACCGCCCGGCGTACATCCTGACCTCGGTGAACGGCTAATGCGCGCCGCCTACCGGCCGGAGAACGTGGCGGCCGAGCCAGCATCCTGCCATCCTGGTGGGAAGCAGGTCCCGATGCGCGCGGGCAACGTGTACGACGTGCCGGACGAGTGGGCGGCGTACATCATCAGCTCGTTCCCCGGCGTCGATGGGGCGCCCTGCCTCGTCCCTTGCGACGACGCCGGGGCAGCCGCTGCGGACTTCCTCGCCGCCATCGGCGTGGCGACCCCGCACAACCCCGAAACCCTCGACGCCCCGGCCCATGCGCCGGTCAAGCGTGGCCGCAAGGCCAAGGCCGGGGCCTAACATGATGGCAGACCTGCACGCATGCGCGAGCGGGCCTGTCATCCCGTTTCTTGACGCCCTGACTCTTGAGCAGCCCGGCCCCGGAGCACCCCGCGTGCCTGAGGCCGTGCGCCGATGGATGGCAGAGCGCGACGCGATTGCACAGGATGCAGGCGCGGGCGTGGAAAACGCGCTCCAGCGACTCGCGGACGGCCTCGGAAGCTCTCTCCTCGACTGGGTCGAGCGCGGCGAGGGCGGCGACGTTCGCGGGCGTGTCTTGGCCATGAGCCTGGACGACGCGCTGACCATTCTCGACGACGTGAGCGATGGCGAGTTGCCCATCCTCGCTGAAGCCCGCGAGCAGTGGGCGGGCGAGTTGCGCAAGCTGGCCGACATGGCGCTCACGAACACCGCCGAGGCCGCGGGTCTGCCTCTCACCGGCCTCGACGTCGAAGGGTGGACCGCCGTTCAGCGCGGCGCACTCGAAAACGCCGCGTCAGCCTGGGACACGAACATCCGGCGCATCCTCGGCGACGCCCTGTTGCGCTCGTCGTCCGAGGCCATCTATGCGACTCCCGACGCCGTTCGGCAGCGCATCGTCGACATGGTGACCGACCTCACGCCGCAGATGGTCACCGAGGCACGCACGGCAACGGCGGCGTATGACCGCATCATCTCGAACACCATCGCCGACGAAGTTGACCCCGAAGGCGACGTGTTTCTGTGGGTCTACTCGGGGCCGGTCGATGGCCTCCAACGCCCGTTCTGTTCCGGCGCGACCGGCCTTGCGTTCACTCGTGACCAGGTGGCGATGTTGCGGAACAAGACGCCCGGCATGCCCGTGGCCGACTTCGGCGGCGGCTACAACTGCCGGCACCAGTGGCTCCACATGCTGCCGGGGCAGGCTGACCGCGCGGGCTTCAAGCGCGCGACCGCCGTTGACATCGCGCTCATCAATGCGCCGTCGCTGAAGAAGGGGCGCAAATGACCGCTCGCCGATTCGCCGCCTCCAATGACTTCTCTTTCATCTGGTGTCCGCCGCACCCCAACGCCCGTGCGACCTCTGCGTCGCTGTCCATCTATTACGCGGCGGGCACGCAGGCCGTGTCCCTCACGCAGCGGGCGGCGGACGAAATCGCATCCATCAGCAGCGACCGCAAGTCCATCACGCTCGGCGTCACGGTCGTTGACTTCGCGATCCCCGGAATCCTTCCGGTGCCGGCGCTCATCAGCTATGGCCCGTCCTCGCAAGTCCCCGTGCGTGTTCTGCGCATGGTGTCGCAGGGGAACGAAACGTTCGTCGTCGAGTTGTCGGAGCCGCTGCCCCACACAATCGCAACGGGCGGCGTCGTGGCGTGGCAGGTCTGGTCGGTCACGCGCACGGCTCCGGCGACCATCCAAGGCCCGGTGCGGTGGGCAGTCTCGTGGGAGGGCGTCGTCGATGGCCTCACCGCGCCCGACCCCATCGTTGACGAGGGCCTGCTCTACATCGTCCGCGCCCCGTTCAGCACAGGCCTGACCTCTGCCCGCCTCGTCGCGTCGTCGCCGTGGCTTGCACAGCACATCCCGCCCGGTCAGTCCTCATGGGCGCCGCAGATTGAGATTGCGCATGACACACTGATTCAGCGCGTCGTCGCCATCCTGCCCGAAGGCCGCACGATTCAGGACGTGACCGGCGGGCAGTTCCGTAACGCGCACGCGATGGAGACGCGGTTGCTGGTCATGCGCGGGCTGCAGGAGGCCGGCGCCAATCGCCGCGACCAAATCGAGCAGCTCGAGCGCGACATCACGGCCGAGTTCGACCGGATTGGCAAAGCCGGCGTCGAGTGGGTCGACACGGACGGCGACGGCGTGGTCGACGCGGGCGAATCGAACGTCACCCCCGGTCGCCTGTCGATGCGGGCGTTCACCACGCGGTCGAGCATCATCGACGTGTCGGACTCGGACGCCGTGGCGCGCACTCCGACGCAGCGTTTCCGGACCGACGAGTGGGGGGAGCGGTGAGCCTCCGTGTCGTCCATACCGGCGAGCGCACGTCTGAATTCGTCTGGACGTCGGAACATATGCGCAGGTTCGCCGTGCTCATGCGTGACCATCTCGTCCGGCGCACGTTCGACCTCGGCATCGGCGTGGACGGGCGGCCGTTCGCGAAGTACAGCACGCGCCCGCTCAAGATTTACAGCCGCTCGCAGGCGTCGCGCGCCCTCGGCGGCGTCTCGACCCCTGGGCCAGGTGCAGGACTGCGCGGCGGCATCGAATTCGCGTGGGTCAAGGGGCCGAAGAAGCCGGGCGGCGGGTATGACTCCAGCCGCATCGGCGACACGGCCGGCAAGTTCTACGTCGGCGGTTACGCCGAATACAAAAACGCCAACCGCAAGGGCCTGACCAATTCGGCGGGCCGCGTCGGCACGGGCGTTGACTTGACGCTCTCCGGTCGCCTCTCGCGCTCCGTGCGCGTCATCTCGTCCACTCGCACGCAAGCCACCATCGGCATCACGGGCGAGGCTCAGGTATACGGCGCGCGGGTCGATGGTGACCGGCAGTTCATGGGGTTCTCGGAAGCCGACCACGCCGAGGGACAACTAATCCTTGCCGAGCTCATGACCATGGCGCAGCGCAAGGCCGCAGGGGGCTCCCGTGGCTCTCTCTGACGTCCTGAACGGCGTCGCGGCCGTCATCGCCGCGCTGACTCCGACCGTTCAGGCCGGCGTGCCGTTCACCCGGCGCGCGGTCGAGACGCCCGTGGGCATCGACGAAATCGCGTTCATGGTGGCTCGCGCTTTCGAGGTCGTGCCCCTCGGAGCGGTCTACGAGGGGCCGATGATTCGGCTCCCGTCTGCCGCCTACGTGCGCCACGGGTGCGCCGTCCGCGTCTGCTACGCCCGTGCGGCATTTCGGTCCGAGACAGAGCGCGCCGACGCCATGGCCCGCGACGGAGCGGCCATCCTCGGCGCCCTGCGGACGGCGACCAATTGGTCGACGTTCGCGCACTACATCACGCCCGAGCAGCCGGAGAGAGCCGAAGCCATCGGCAACGGCGGCGAGTCCATCGGGTCGATTCTTCAGGTTCAATTTCTCGCGGAATGGGAGGTCTGACATGGCCGGAATCAACGACGGCGCAACGTGCATGGTCGCGGCCGAAGCCGCCTTCGGCTCCATCCTCTCGACCGACGCGCGGGCGCTCGACGACACGACGATTGCGGGCCTTACCGCTCGCAGCGTGAAAATCACCATCGACAGCTTCGCCAACGCCGCGGGTGCGCTGCGACAAGTGGCCTACGACCGCTCCGACGTGACGCTCTCGGGCGGCATGTCGCAGGCCCGGGTCGAGGCGGCCGTGAACGGGTCCGGCCCCGTCAAGCGCCTCGTGGGCACCGTGCCATTGGAGGGCGAGTTGCGCGGTTTCGGCGCACTCTCGCCGAGCGCCACTGCGTTCGGCCTGCTCATGGCCTCCGGGTGCGCGGCGACCATCCGCACCCCGGGGACGAGTTGCACGGGCACGTACATCAGCGCCAACACGTTCTCGACGCCGAGCCCGGGCAACGATGCCACGATTGCGGCCGGCGACATCATCGCCGTGACGCAGACGGACGGCACATATCGGTTCTGCAAGGTCACCAGCCGCGTCGACGCGGGCGCCACGAACACCATCACCACGCTCGAACCCCACGGAATCGCCGCGGCCGGCACCGCAACCGTTCGTCAGTGCCACATGTATTACCCGGCCCGCGGTGGGTCAGTCGGCTCGTCGGTTGTGGCTCAGTTCGCGCTCGCCGACGCCGCACAGACGCTTATCGGCGTCGGCGGCCGGCTCAAGTCGATGGAAATCATGCGCACCGGCGCGGCCTCGCTCGCATGGCGTGCCGAGGTCGAATTCCCTGACGGCGAATACCGCGCGGCGGTTGTCAAGGCCGTGTCGGAACCCTATCCCATGGGCGCCGCGTCCGGCGCCACGACCCCGCTCGTCACCCTCGTCGCTCCCATGCTCGTGACCGAAGACCACGCGGGCGACGCGGCCCCGTGGTCGGGCACGGCGGATGCCCTGCCGGCGCGTACGTGGTCGGCCAAGATTGTGAACGACCTGCAACCTGTTGCAGACCAGGCCACGCGGTCGGGGCGTTCCGAGACGGCCATCACGGCAACGAACCTTGAAGGTTCGTTCACGCAGACGGCGCCCACGTCCGGCGCGGACTGGCGCGAAGTCCTGCGCCTCGGCGAGAAGCGGTCGGTGGGCTTCACCGCCGCCGGCGCCAATGCGGCCGGCAACGGATGTTGCGTGTGGGTGGGCGCGGCCGAGGTCGCAGCCGACCCCGGCGTCTCATTCGCGCCGACCGACAAGACGCAGGAAGTGAGCTTCCGCGCAGGCGACTACACCGGCGACAGCGGAAGCTCCGGCGCCTGCAATCTGGAATTCGTCCTCGCGTTCACGGCCTGAAAGGCGGCGGATCATGGCATTTAAGCGCGCGCACCGGACCGGGCAAATCACGGTCCTACCCCTGCTCTCCGATCCCGAGTACCGCGAGCGTCGAGCGGCTCGCGTCGTCAGTGGCACCCCGGCCGAGGACATCGAAGCCGAGGAGGACCGATTCCGGTCCACGCTCGACCCCGCCTGCCTCATGACCGACCTCTCCGGCGTCTGCCGCGTCACGCTGCGGGCGCTCTCGGGCGAGGCGTTCGCGCAGGCCGAGGAAGCTGCGGCATTGGCCTCGGCGTCGCTCGCAGACCACAAGGCGCGCGCCGTTCGATATTCGGGGGCCTACATCATGGGCGTCCTCGAGCGCGCCATCGTGGACAGCGGTATTGAGGGCATCCCCGCGGTGACCACGGGCAGCTTCCCGCTCGACACCCTGCACGGACCTGGCGGCATCGGCGCGCACTGGCCGGCGTACTCCGCGGAGGTCTTCGGCCTCGCGCACGCGTGGTCCCACATGGGGGAATTGGTCGGCTCGTCCTGCGCGCCCTTGTCCGCCGGGCCGACCTAATCCATGCGGGCGCTTCTCCCGGCATCGACTGCGACGGCACGTGCGACGGCTCGCCGGAAGCCCACGCGGGCGACTGCGTGCCGCACCCTGAGACTCGGGAGCCATCCATCTACGGCTGGACGTGCGGCGAGCTCGTGCCGCTTTGCATCGAATGGGCCGCCCGGTCGGAATGGGTCGTGGCTGTGATGCGCGCGGTGGCATGGGTGAACGCCGGGCAGACGGTCGGCGCGCTTGACGCGCTGCCTTCATCGCTCGCCGATGCAGTGCTCACGGTCAAGGCCGAGTGGCAGGCGGTCGAGGCGGACCACATGGCCGATTCACGGCGAAAGGCGGCGGCCTATGGCAATCGGTAGGACCGAATTTGAGTTCTCCGTCTCGGGCGCGGACGAGACTGCCGCCGCGCACCGCGACGTTGCAGCGGCCGAACGCGCGCAGGCGAAAGCCGCGGACGAAGCGGCCCGCGCTGCGGCTCGACTCGACGAGGGCATGATTCGGGAGAAGCTCGCGCTGCAGGACGCCGAGCAAGCCATCGTGAAGAAGGTCCGCGCCGAGCAGGCTGCAAAGAAGGAACTCGACGGGCTTCTCAACCCGACCAAGGAACTGGCCAAGGAGACAAGCGCGCTCGGCAAGGCCGGCTCTCTCGCGTCGTCGGGCCTGACGCTTCTACGCAAGGCGGCCGAGATCATCCCGGGCATGGAACTCGGCACCATCATCGCGGGCGCCGCAGCGGGCCTATACGGCCTCTACCAGCTCTTCAAGGACACGACGAAGCAGACCGGCATGATGACCGACGCGATGACAGCCTACGGGCAGGAAGTCGCCAAGGTTGCCGTCGAGTCCGCGAAGAAGTTCGACGAGCTGCGCGTCTCGCAGGCCCGCGCCGGCCTCGCCATGGTCGGCGGCTCGCTCGGCGTGAAGGGCGAGCAGCTTCCGTTCGACCAAGCGATGGGCGCGCAGAAGCTCCAGCAGGACATTGAGACTGCTCGCGAGACGCAGCGTAAGTCACTGGAGGGCGTCGCCGAGCTTGAGCGCCGAAACGCCGCGCTCGTCATCGACCGGGCGAGCGCCGGCAAGCTGCTCCCGACTGATCCGCTCGCCATCGATTTGAGGCGGCGGCAAATCGAAATCAACGAGCAGCGACGCGGCTTCCGTGCGGCATACGACGCGGCGGCATCGGAACTGCGCAGCCTCTCGGCGCCTTACGAGTCGGCTGGTCGACGTGGCGGACGCAGCGGCAAGGCCGTTGACGGTTCCCTCGGCGCCACGGTCGGGCGCATCGCCGCCGAGCAGTCTCCGCGCCGTGCGATGGAGTCGGGCGCGCTGGCAGGCATCGGCGGCATGCAGGGCGAGAGCTACGACGCTTCGGCCGAGGCGGCGCGGGCCAAGGCTCAGGAGATGGCCGACTTCCAACTCGTTCAAGACCAGCGCAACGCCATGATGATTGCGCACATGCAGGGCGTGCAGACCGAAGCGGCGACCACGGCGAACGCCATGGACATGCTCGCGGGCTCGTTCGATGGGGCGTTCGGTCGCATGGTCTCGAGCGCCACCGACGCGGGCGGCATACTGAAGCAGGCGCTCTCCGTCATCGCGGGCGCAGTCGGCAGCATGATGACGAACATCATCATCTCAGGCAACGCCGGGTCGAAGGGCGTCGCCAAGGCCGCAGGGAATGCGCTGGCGGGTCTGTCCGCGCAGGCGTTCGGTTACGGCGTGCTCTTGGAGGGGCTGGCCCTTGCTGCGGCACTCGTGCCCGGCCTCGGCTTCTCTGCCCCGTCCATTGCTGCGGCCGGCGGCGTCATGTTCGGCGTCGGCGCGGCCCTCGGCGTGACCGCGCGTGCCCTCGGCGCAGACAAACTCGGGGCGAAGTCGAGCGGCGCCGGCGCATCTGCAGGCGGTGGCGGCGGCGGAAGCTCTGCCGCGGTGGGCACGGGCGGCGGTGGCGGCCGAGGCGAGGCCCCGGTATACGTCTCCGTCCAGATTGGCGAGGAACCCGTGGCCGCCATCATGCGACGCAGTAACGAGCGCGAAGCCCGCCGCGGCGGGATGAATGGACACTTTGCCATGGGGGCAGCATGAGCAGCGCCATTATCGCCGGCCTGGACATGAGCGAGTGGGCGTCCACGACTCTCTACTCGCGCAACGGCAACACGGTCACAGCGCCCGCGCTCGCATCCATGCACGATTCGGGACACTACCCTGACGTCATGGCCATGCTGACCGGGTGGGCGTCCTTTCGCACGCTCTCGGCCGAGGTCGCCGCGGCATGGGCAGGCGCAGGGCTCACGGGAACGCCGTCGCTCTCCATCAATTCGAGTGGGTTTCTGCAACTCAGCGTCACCGGCGCCGCGGGGACAATCACCCTCTACGCGGGCGTCACGGACCCGTGGGGGTGGGGCGGGACGCTGACGAGCACGACGGTCGGCGGCGCCGAGGTCGTCACCGCAACGCAGCGTTGGACGCGCGGCCGATTCCCAGCGACGACATCGAGCCTATTCACGGTCGACGACGGCGGCGGATTGGGCCAATTCCCCATCTATCAGACGCACGTCCACAGCTTGCCCACCTACCTCACGACGGCGGGCGGGGCAGACGCGGACGCCGTGGCCGAGACGCTGGAAAAGTGGGACAACAGCGCCGTTGACGGCACGAACAAACGCATCCGATGGGGCATCGACTCGGAAGGGCGCGTGTTCACGTCCTGGGATTCAGACATGGGCGCGGCCTACTCCGTGACGTGGGTGTCTGCGACGTTCAAGCGGATGCTCGGATTCACGGGCGACGAGACTGCGACCAACGCCCTCGGCGTGCGGATGCTCGTCGCCACGTACCCGCCGCGAGGGTTGCTTTTGATGCGCTCCGGTCTGCGCGTTGTCGACCACGCACGCGAGCACGTCGGCTCTGCGCTCGATCTCGGCTCTGGTCGTGTCGCCGGTCGGTCGCGCGCAACCTGGCGGGATGTGTCTGTCTCGGCCGACGTCGTGGGCGGCGTCGGTTACGTCGAGACGAACGCGGCGCATCTTGACGAGGAACAACAGCTTCTCCATCGCGTCTCGCCCTATCTCTACCCCGGCGCGCGGGCAACGCTTGTGCCGCGCTGGGATGACCCGCGCATTGGTCGGTCCCTGCACGCGCAGCTTGCCGGCGGGCTGACGCCAGTTGCGCAGAGCACCACGCTCGTCTCGAGCACCGGCGCAATCGTCGGCCGGATGCGCGCCGAGGTCGCCACGGGGGCCGACCGGACGATGCGGCTCGCGTTCGCGTCGGGCATCCCTCGCACGCGGACGTCGGCCTCGTGGTCGCTGCGGGCGCTCGATGGCTAACACCATTCCAGCATCTGAGCCGGCGCCGGACATCGGTCAACTCATGGCCGGGCAGCAACTCGACGAGTCAATCGCGGCGCTGTTCCAATCGTCGAATTGGGCGCAGGCTTACGCCGGGTCGGGCACGCCACGGATCCAGCAGGCGTTTCCCTTGCGCCACGCGAGTTCGCCGCCTGGGACCGCGGTTGTGACGTACACGAGCGGAACGGCGCAGGCCGTGTGCGAGTGGAAAATCCCAGACACGCGCGGGGCGACGAGCGTGGATTGCTACGTCTACGCGAAGAACGCGGCGGGCATCCTCGGCACGGCCGAATTCCGGGCAGGCTCGGGCGGCGTGACCGGCCTGCAGGCGCTCACCGCATCCTGGGCGCTCTATGGCCCGCTGGCGCTCACGGTCGACACGAGCGGCGGGTCGGACACTGTGCAACTCTGGCTCGACGCGAACGGTACGACCATCAGCCTCGGCGGCGTCATGGTCATGGTGCCGGCGCAGGCGTCCCTTTCGACCGGCGCAGACGGTGCAGGCGCCATACCGTTCGATGGCGACGAGTTCGACGCCGACGAGACGGTCGGCAGCTACGCGGGTGCGCAGCTCGTCAACAATCTGACGGCAATCCGCGCGATTCCACACGTCTACGTGTCGTGGTCCGGCGTGGAAAACACCGCGCTCGGCAACGATGGCCGCCCCATGGTCGCATGGCCGCATATCTGGACGGTTCCGGTTTGGGAGGACACCGCGCGCAAGGATTGGACGGTCACTGTGAACGTGCGCGCCACAGAGGCCGCAAGCGCCACCGTCATCGGCGTCATGGCGGTCGATTCGGCGACGCTGCAACCGCTCGCCACGGCCGCCATGAACGTGGGCGTGGGCACTGCGACTGCGTGGTACAGTCACACCATGGTCCTGCCCCGTCGCCGAGTCCTGCGCAACATGCCTGACGGGTGGGGAACGGTCGCGCTGCTGATCTGGACGAAGCCGAGCGCGACCGATGCGGACGTGAACCTCTACGAGCTTGAGGGCGCCGTTGACGGCCTGACGACCGCGGAGATTCGCGGCGTCTGCGTGTGGGGGGTCTGATGGGCTCGCCGGTCCCGATGGCATGGCGCCCGCCGGCAGTCGCCGAGACGAACATCGGCCGCCCCGTGTCGGGCCGCACGCTGGTCACCGCGGCCGGCGCGGTGAACCACCTGAACGCGGTGCACATCCGCGGGTTCGCCTCTCTTAGCGTCTACCAGGGACCGAAGCTCACGGGCGCAACGGACGTCGGCTACCGTCTCGGCGAGGTCGACCACTACGAGACGGCCTATGGCATCTATTACGTGCCCGAGGCCGTGAGCATCGTCCACATTGGCGTGTGGTGCCTCGCCTACGAGCACAGCACGCACGTTCCCGCGCTGACGGTCGACGTCGTTGACGCTTCGGGAACCGTCGTCGAGGTCGGAGCGACGTGGACCCGCGAGGCGCGCGACCTCCGCGGCGACGAGACGCTCGACCGGGGCGTGTTCAAGCTCCGGCCGTTCCTTTGCGAGTCGGCGGCGCGCTACACCACGGGCGACGAGGGCGGCGCGACTCCGACGCCGCCGCGCCGATTCAACCTCGCGGACAAGGCCAGCTCCGTCGTGGTCTTCCGGTTACGCGGCACGTACTGCGCCATCGTCTCGGCCATCATTCAACCCGTGCCCCCGGATTCACTGTGACGGCATTCAGCACCATCGACCGTCGCCGCGTCGCCTACTGCATCGCAATCGAAGGCCTGCCTTACCGCTTCTGTGACTCTGCGGCGCCAGGGACGAACGTCACCGCGGGCCGGGTCTACTACTCAGGCGGCACCACGGCGCGCGCCCCTGTCGACCTGCTGGACGCCGTTCTCGACGTGGGCGCGGTGGAAGCGCGCATCGACGACGTGGCGCCCGTGGCAGGGCAGCCATCGGTCACCGTTGTCATCCGCTCGACCGACGCGCTGACGTTGGCCGGTGCGCGCGTCAACCCTCGCGACTACTTGATGCGCGTGGCCGGGCCTTCGTCGTCGACTCGGCGCGTGAATCTTCTGACTGCGTTGACGCACGCACCGGCGTTGACCGGCGCCACGACCGTCGAGGTCACGAAGGACGTGAGCGCGTGGACCCTGCCCGGCGTCATTCACCTCGGACACGAGGTCATCTGGGCCAACGCTGCAGCGGGCAACGGCACGCCGGGCAACTACTACCGTTTCACGGGCTGCGTCCGCGGCGCCGACAATTGGGTCTCGCAGGAGCACCCGGTCGACACTGCCACGAACGAGCGCCCGGAGGTCACCTCGGACGTGACGACGTGGCGCGGGCGGCATGCCTCAATCCACGTCGCGGCGCTCGACGGGGCAGGCGTGCCGATTGATTGGGAGTGCTATTGGGAGGGCGTGATTGAGTCCGTGCCGACGTGCGACGGGCCGACGTGCACCCTGCGCATCGCCCCCATGTCGGCGGTAGCGGCCTACAAGCTCGGCGTCGGCCCCCTCGCCCGCACCGCCAAGTCCGTGGGCGGCGCGCACCAGTTCCGCGTGGGCAAGTGCGACCGGCTTGACCTCTCCATGCGCATCTCCCTTGCAGGGTTCCCGGGATGGGCGGTCGCGGCAGACGGTGCAACGGGTGTCGTGACGCTGTGGGCGGATGCCGCGGACTCGCTCGACACGATTGGGCGCACGCCTACTGTTGAATGGGAGGGGCATTCGTGGGCGACGGCAGAGCACGACACGGCGACGGCGTGGGCGAACCCCGTGCTGTCGTTTGGCGCCTTTAGCCCGCTCGCGCAGCTCGTCGAGGACGAGCTCGCAGCGGGCCACCCGACATTCATTTCAACTCGGGTCGGGAAGGTATTCCCCACGCGATGCCCGCTCGTTCTCGTCGACCCTGCCGGAGCCGCTGACCAGGTGGTAGCGTGGCCTCGGCGCCTGATGGACGTGATCAACACGCCGCAGACGTGGCAGACGGTTATTGCGTGCTGGGCGGACCCTAACGACACGGGCCGACAAAACCGCATGACCCACATCAGCCTCGCCCCGGTCGGCGACTCGTGGGCGCTGATTGCGACGGTTCAGGCGGCAGGCCCGAACGGAGCTTCAGCCGAAGTCTCCACGCTCCGCGGGTCTAATCACTGCGTTGGCGGGTGGCTGATTGGCGAGACGGCGGACGACGTGCGCGGCGAGAAGACCGCGAACCGGCCCGGCGGTCGCAGCATCCCGTGGGACATGGACATCACATCGCTCGAAACGGTGTCGCCATCGCAGCGCTACATGCACCAAGGCCCGGCCGCGTGGTGGTATCAGAGCGGGGAGCCCTACATCGGGCCTTTCTCCGCGGACATCTACACGGGCGGCGGCAGCAAGCAGCAGATTGAGGTCATCGGGTCGGGCGACCCGGTGCGGATGTGGATCAACGGTTCGACAAGCGCGTCGCACCCGGAGACGGGCGCGACGGTCTATTGGTTCGCGGTCGTGAACCCAGACAATCAGCGGACCATCGTGCAGATGCCGAGCGACCAGCCGCTGTCGGTGCAGGTCGTGGCCGCGGCTTACGACTCCGACCCCGGCGTCTACATGCTCAAGCTGCTCGTCTCGGGCACGGGTGACGGCGACAACTCCGCGAGTTACGACGTGATGCCCATCGGCTGCAACCTGCCGACGCGCGCAGTGGACTTCGCGAGCTTCACGCGGCTCGCGGCGCCGGGGCCTTTGATGGGGCAGGATTACGAGGCGGTCCGCGGCAAGTCGATTGCCGAGCAGTGCGCCGGGCTTCTGCTCGCGTCGGGCGCTCAGATTGCGAGCGTCTACGACAGTTCCCTTGATTCGTGGCAACTGGCGCTCGTCTCCATGGGCGCGCTCGACGTGCGGGCGTCGGTGCTGACGCTCACGGATAGCGACCTCGAAGCGCGCAACGGCCGCGACCCGGTGACCACGGAGATTGACGGGCGGACGGTGCGCGCCTACGTGGTCAAACTGAACTACTCGGGCGACACGGCCGAAGAGGTCAACGTGTCGTGCTCCGTCGAGACGAATGCGGCCGGCTCTGATTCGGGGCAGCCGTTGGTCATCGACCTCCCCGGCGTGCATGTGACGAGCGTCGGCGGGCGGGCGCAGGCCGCGGCCGAAATCATCGCCGATGCGCGAACCCGGGTCGGCGTACCTCGAATCCGGTGGCGGTGCGCCATTCGCGCCGACATGCCCGGGGCCATCGCAATCGGCGTCGGGTCGGTCGTCACGCTGACCTCGGCCTACGCTCGGGGCATCGACCCCACGACGAGCGCGAGCGGCACCGTCTGCCGCGTGGTCGGGTTCAGGCGCGACCTTGAGTCGAATCGACTGGAGCTTGAGTTGCGGCCCTTCCCGGCCTACGTCGGCGGGTGGGCGCAGAGCGCGGTGGTCACTGCGGTCCCGAGCGTCAACGCTGTCACGGTCGATGCAGACACATACAGCAGCGCCGACGCGGCGTCTTTCGAGGCCGGTGACGTCGTGAATATCTTCGCCCCGGGCGACTGGGCGAACCGCGTCAAGAAGACCGTCACCGGCGTCTCAGGCAACACCTTGACCATCGTCGGCCACGGGGCGAGCGTCGGAGACATCATCTCGGCGCGCATCTACGGGCAGGCTCAGGCGTCGCAACGGACCTGGGCATACATCGCGGATTCTGATGGGCTGCTCGGCACTGACGCCGGCCAGGTCATCGGTTAGCGCGCGGAGTCTGCACCCTCGGCGCGCTTGCGACCATGCTACGATTGATGGCACTCGCCCGCCGTGTGTCTACAAATCGAAGCGTGCGCGCGCTACAATCCGCAGCATGACGACGCCCGCCATGCTCACGCCGTTCGACCCTCGTCGCGGGAATGCGACATTGGCGGCAGCCCTCGCAGAGTGGAAAAGCATCATCCGCGAGCCGCCAGCGGGGTCGCCGAACCGGATTCGCGAGTACCTGCGCGCGTGCGGGTTCGCCCGGCCGGACGACTACGACGCGAACGGAGACGCCGAGTGGTGCGGGGCGTTCGCCGCGTTCTGCCTCATCTCGAGCGGCGTGCGGCCGGAGCTACTGCGGCAGAAGTCGCCCCCGGAAGCGGGCGGGCTCGGCTCCACCTACCGCCTGCACCGGCTGTGCATCCTCGACGAGCAGCGCCGCATCACGCGCCCCGAGGACGTGCGCGCAGGTGACGTCGTGGTCGTGGGTCGCGTCGGCCGGGCGAAGTGGGGCGAGCACATCACCGTTGGCGAGGCGACACACCCAGAACGGGCGTACATCACGACCACGGAGGGAAACGCGGTCGGGCAGCTCGGCAACCTCGGCCAAGGGGAAGGTGTCATCCGGCGCACGCGGCCTTTCGCGCCGACCGCCAACGCCAAGGGTTTCATTTTCGGCTTCCGCCCACTCCCGGGCGACTACATCGGAGAGCACACCAATGGATGAACTTCTCGCCAATCGGGCGCGGCGCAATCGGATGCTCGCCGCCGTCGTCTTCGTCGTCTTCGCCCTCGTCTTCTTTCTGGCGAGTCTCGCCCGCGCCGAGGACTCGCAAGACATCCGCGGCAACTATCACGGTTGCAAAGACGTGACCGCAAGCGGAGGGTGGGACACGCTCACGTCTGTCGACCTCGAATCGCAGACGGGCTCGGCGGTCCTCTCCGCGTCGCTGTACTGGACGGAACTGCTCATCAAATCCGGGTCCGCCGCGGTCTACGTCTGCGAAGCCGCCGGCGCAAGCTGCGGCACGGGCACGGGCAACAAGTTGAGCGTGGCGTCCGGCGCGGCCCTGACGCTGCCTCTCCGCGGCATGTCGGTGCAGTCGGTGGCCATCTACGCGACCGCCGCGACCACCGTTCAGGTGTGCGGGTATTTCAGGAAGTCGCCGTGAGGCGCCTCGCGATCATTCTCGCCATGATGACCGGCGCGGCCAACGCCTACACCGTGACCTGCACTCTACACACCGCGGCGACAACCGCGGCCCTGGTATGGGGGACGTGATGCGCATCGGATTTTCCATCATGGCCGGCCTTGCGCTGGCGGTCTGCGGGTCGATGGCAATCGCCGGCTCCGGGTACACGCCGCCCGCGGCGGGCTCCGGCGTCTCGGGCGACGGCACCGGCGTGACCGACGCCTCGGCGTTCCGCAGCGCACTTAGCCTCGGCACGGCGGCGACCGTCAACACTGGCACGTCGAACGGCAATGCAGTCGTCCTCGGCATGGGTGCCACCCTGCCGGCGGTGAATGCGTCGAACCTGACCGGCATCTCGTCGTCTCAGGTGTCCGGCCTCGGGACGGCGGCCGGCTACTCGGCGATGTCGTTTCTCCAGGCGGTGAACAACCTGTCGGACGTGACGCCGAGCACCGCACGGACGAACCTCGGGCTTGGCGACTCGGCAACGAGTGACCTTGTCGGTTCGACTGAGTTTGTCGTGTGCCCGTCCGGCTGCCCCTACTCGACGGTTTCGAGCGCCATCACGGCAGCCGCTGCCGTCGCGTCCTCGGGTAATGAGCGCGTAGTGCACGTACTGCCCGCCACGTACTCCGAAAACGTGACGCTTGCCCGGTTCGTGCAGCTCGTCGGCGTCGGCGGCACGGACCGCGGGACGCCCATCATCTCTGGCACCGTGACTGTCAATTTCGGCGCGTGCGCGATCGGGCTCTATCAGTGCACGACGACAATTCGAGGAATGCAAATCAGTGCGCCGGCCGCAGCATACGCCATTGATTTCACCGGCAGCGGCCCGCAGAGCTTGCACCTTGACCGCGTCTTCGTGTACCTCGGGAGCAGCGGCAAGGGCATCCGAGTAAACAACAGCGGGTCGGAAACTGGTGTCACGTCAGTGGTCTACATGAACGACCTGAGCACGATCGACGCTGGCACGAACTCGAACGCGCACCTTGAGCACTCAGCGGGCCGCGTGCGATGGGCCGGACACAACGTCCTCCAGGATGCCACGTACGGCACGGCGATCACCATCAGTGGCTCGGCGGTCGAGTGGCAGGTCGGAGGCGCTCTGTACGTCGAGGGCTCGATGACCTCGGCGTCGAGCGGAGCCATGACGCTCGCCATGGCCGCGTTTCAGGTGGCGTCGGGCAGTTGCATCACTCAGAACGGTGCAGGGTTGATGATGCTCGGCAGCATCGCGTGCGCCAGCTCGGCGAATGCGTCGGCGGCCGTCGCGGGGGCCGGATTGCTGGCATACACGCCCGCGATGTTCGCGGCGCCCGGCTACACGTCGACTCTACTCGCGTCGACCCTGAACGGGGGCGCAGGACCGGTCGCCGTGGCATCTCCCATTGGGACGGCGGCGCTGGCAAACACGGGGACGAGCGCCGGCAATGTGCCGGTTCTCGACGGGTCGGCGAAGCTGCCGGCGATCAACGGGTCGAACCTGACGGGGCTCGTGTCGTCGCAGGTCTCTGGGCTCGGCACTGCGGCGACCAAGAACACCGGCACCAGTTCGGGCAACGTGCCCGTCCTTGGCGCGTCTGGACTGCCCGCGGTCGGCGGGTCGCTGCTCACGGGGCTTACGTCGTCTCAGATTTCCGGGCTCGGCACTGCCGCGGCGTCGGCCACCGGCGACTTTGTGGCGGCGTCCGCAGGGTACGCCGCTGATACCTGGACCTACACCTGGACGCCGGCAGACGGCGACCCCATCTCAGCGAACGGATGGACCGCCGTGCAGAGCGCGGCGACAGCATCGACCACGGTCGACGGCGTGGCGTGCTACTCAATCACGCCGTCCGGCGCGTCCGGCGAGTCGAGCATCTACAAGAACGTCGGCGCCGCGTCGGCGTCGTCGTGGGAGGCGCGCATCCTGCTATGGGCGCCCAACGGCAACACGTCGAGATTCGGGTGGACCTTTGACAGCGGCATCGGCACGACTGACGCGCTCTTTAAAGTCACCATGGGCGGCACCACTACGCCGCTGCGCATGAACGAAGCGGTCGTGACTGTGCCTGCGCTGCAATACACGACCCGATGGGTCATGTGGACACTGCGCTGCTACTACGGTCTGAGCACCACGCAGACGTGCGAACTCTACTCGGGCCGCATCAAGCTCTACACGTTCGAGTCTGCCACTGCAGAAGCGGCGGTCAGCGCGGGTCGATTCACCATCGGTCGCACGACGGGCGCCATTGTGACCGCCGGGTGCATCGGCGGCATCTGGGTCCGCTCGAACGGCGTCAACGAGGCCCCTGTCGAGTACCGCGAGCGGGCGAGGTCGTTCTGATGAGCGACGAGCCCACCCCCGGCACGATGCGGCCTGTGCGCTTGCTCACGCGCGACCGATGGAGTCGCACCGCCATCGTTGGCCTCGCTGCGGTCTTCGGCCTGACCATTCTCGGCGTCGTCGGCACAGTGGCGGGCAAGCTCACCGGCTCCGACCTTGTGGCCCTCGGCGGCACGTTCGCGGCCATCCTCGGCACCGTGGCGGGGCGCAGTTCGCCGCCGGGGTCGTCCACGTGACCACGATCGACATCCTGCGCCGCATCTTCTGGCCCTTGGTTCGCCTCGCCCTCGACGCTGACGAGCGTGCCGAGGTGGCGCGCGTCCGTCGCGCTCGCATCGCCCGGGAGGCTCGTGAAGCTGCTGAGGCGGTCGAGCGCGCACAGGAGCGGCGGTGACCCTCTCGTCCGTCGTGCTCGGGCTCGCGGTCTACGCCTGCCCGTCGCTGCCCACGCGCGGCGAGTCAGTCGTCCTTTGGCCCGGGTGTTCATTGCCGGACGCCGTGCTCGCCTACCCTCTGACGCACGCGGACGACGACGCGGAACTTTCAATCGCGGCCGGGCAGGTTGCCCGCGCCGCTCGTGGGTGCTCTGCGGAACTCGACAGCATTGCGTCTGGGACCGCGCCCACATGGGCCTTTGTCGCGGTGGGGACTGCAGCGGGGCTCGTTCTCGGCGTTCTAGCCGGTCGGGGGTTGTGATGGCTCAGAATGCACCGGCGCCGGCGGCGCTCGGGCTCGCCTGGAGACTCGTCGGGGCGCTCGGCATGCCTGCGCTCGCCGTGGCGCTCCTGCTGTGGCGGGACGTGGCGCTCGACCACGCGCAGCTCGACGCGGTGCGTGGCGACGTCGCAGCCTTGAACGTTGCGCTCCGTGCGCACCTTGACGCAGAGCGCGCCCGGCTCGACTCAGACGCCATGAAAAGAACCGATGACGCCGTTGCGCAGGCACGGCTTGAGGCGGCGATTGCTGCCGTGAGAGGTCAAATCGATGCGTTGCTTTCTCGCCTGCCTCGTCGCGGGTAGCCTGTCGGCGGCCTGCGCACCGATGCCGTCGTCCATGCCGGCCCCATCGCCTGCGTCTCCGGGGCCTGCGCGCTCCGTAGCGGCCCCTGCGTCGCGTGGGGTTGCCGTGGAGGCGGCCGAACTGGAGCGAGCCGCGGTGAAGCTCGCGGCGGCCGTCAAGGCGCTGTAGCAGACGGCCCGCGCGCCTTCAATCGCTCGACCTCGGCGCGCAGGGCTTCGCGCTCGGCGTCCATCCTGGCGAGGTCGGCGCGCTGACTCTCGGCCGCGAGCGCGTCGCAGATGGCCGCGAGCAGCATGAGCGATTGGGCCAGCGCCTTCGTCAGGTCTGCGGCGTCGGACATCGGGACTTCCCCTGCATCGACCGCCGCGAGCAGGGCGCGGGCTTTCTCTTCGGCCTCATCCATCTTGAATCTCCGGCAGCTCGCGACGAATCGCGGCGAGGACTTCGGCCGGCATCGGGCGCCAGCCGCTCAGTTGTAGGTGCAGGGTCGACCGCAGGATGCCGAGAATGCGCGCGAGGTCGGACATGGACCGCGGCCCTTCGCGCAGGCCCGCCCGCCGGGCGTCTATGGCCGCGACGACTGCGGCGCCGAACGGCGTGAGGGTGAGGGTGACGGCGTTTTTGGTGGGGCGGCCTGGGCGGCTGGTGGTCATTCGGCGTCACCAGACGCGCGCACCCGGAGGTGGACGCGCCACTCGTCGCCGTCCGGGGTATCGCCCCAGAACTCATAGACTTCACCGTTCAAAACGCAATCGTCGCAGAGCATCTCGAATTCCTCCGCGAGCTCGTCGGAGTGGTCGGCGGTCACGATGCTGTCGTGTTCAACGCTATCGGTAATCAGGTCCATGGCGGTCATGTTCGTCCCCTTCAATCGGTGTGTTGCATCCCAGACCGCGTGCGCGGTTTCGGCCCCTGCCGGGGCCTCGTCAGTGGGTTCAGGCGGCGGCGAAGTTGGCGGGGTTGCCCTGCTGGCGGTGCCAGACGCGGCCACGTTCGGGGATGCTGGCGCCGCCCTCGTCTGCCAGCGCGTGAATCTCGGCGATGACCGCATCGACGTCACCCGTCTCGTTCATCTCGGTATTGAACTTGGTGAGGCCGAGGCGCGCGCTGGCGAAGCAGAGGCCGCGGTCGACCTCGTGGTAAACGCGGATGATGTAGGTCTTGCCGTTCTTCGCAGCGTACTCGTGGGTGGTTTCTTCCATCGTCTTGCCTTTCGGTTGGGGCGCTTCGTTCGGCGCCGTTCATGAACAAAGAATAACTGAGCCCATGCCCTGTGTAAACATTTTATTTACAGATGCGGTCGATTTGCAGGCCGCGCCATCAGTGGTCCCATTCGTCGACCTCGACTTTCAGTTGGCCCCCGTATCCGCCGCACCCGATGACCGTCCCCAAGCGCCCCTTCGCGCGCAGGGTCAGCGGCAACGCGCACCGGAACCCAGTGGTCATCATCTGCCGCCCGGCCGTGTTGCGGACGTCGGTCAGGATGACGTCGCGACAGGCTCCGGCGATGCGCTCGACCACGGCGAAAAGCTCCACCCGGGCGCCGCGGGTGATTACTGCCCGGCTGCCGGGGGTCATGCGGCACACGACTCGCGGACGATGCGCGCAACCTGCGTCGGTGCAATGTATCCGCCCCGGCGGGTGCGATGTCCGAGGCTGGCCAACTCGTCGGCAATGGCGCGGATGGATAGGCCCGCTGCGCGCCGTTCGCGGACGCAATCAAGGATGGCTCGCTCGGCTTCGTTGCGCGCATCGTCGACGCCCTCTGCAGCCCCGTACGCCTGCCGGCCGCCCACCTTTTCGCCGCGGGCCTTTTTTGCCTGCAGCACGTCACGGATCAGGGCAGACGTGCTCATCGCTCCGTTTTTGTGGTGCGCCTTTCCGTGGCACGACTCGCAAAGCGGAATCGTCCGCGTGCCGCCCCGCGAAACAGGGACCGGGTGATGTTCGTGGACGTCACCTACTTCGCTGCACTCCCAGCATCGGCCCGTCACGGCATCACCCCCCGCGGCATCCGCGCGACCCGAAGATTCTCGCCCGGCGGCACCGCCAAAACGCAGCGGTCGCCGAGCGCATGCACCGCTGAGGCCATCGTGTCGAGCCGATGCATGCAGTCGGCCCGGTCGAAGCGCGCGAGCTCGTCGCACGCATCCAGAATGCCGGCCTCGCGGTCGGCCATCTGGTCGCCGTTGCGCGCGCCGACCAGGACAGCCGAGACGAATCCGGACGCGAACACGGCAACGATGAAGAGTGCTCGCTCGCCGCTCATGCCGGCCCCCAGTGCGCGTCCATCCACGCCACCAGCTTCGGGCCGCTCCGGGGGTGCTTCCGCGCGTACTGCGTCGGTCCGGCCCGGAAGCAACTCGCAATCGGCAGGTTGCGCTTGCGGCCGTACTTCACGACCTCGCGCGTCTTCGTGTCGACCGTCACGGCCGTCTCGACCACACAGAGCCGGTCGGCGACGATGCGGTAACCGGCGCGCTTCCACACTGTTTCCGTCTCGGGCTCGCGGTAGTAGTCGCGGCTATCGTCCGGCGGGTTGAAGTCGCCGGGGCCGATGGTCACGCGCGGCCCCATGGTGTAATTGATCCAACTCATGCCGCATCTCCGTCATCACACTTGACGCCGGCCGCTTTCATCGCAGAGTACATCCGGTCGCGCTCCACGCGCAGCACCGCGACTTGCTCGACCAGTTCCTCATTTCGGTCCCCGAGTTCCTGAATCCTGGAATTCTGCCGGGCATTGAGGAAGTCCCATCTCTTGGCCCGCTCCATCATCACCATGTAGTTTGCCGCGTACCAGTGGAGCCGATCAGAGATGGTCGCGCTGTCCGGCAGTTCGTTGTCGTAGCTTCTCATGCCGCATCTCCGTCAAAGGGGTTGTCGTCTTCCACGGGCGGGGGCGGCGCGAGGTACGTCCGCAGGTCCGCCGCCCACTCGCCGCGCACCTTGCCCGCGAGGTACTGCGCGGTCTTGATGCTCCACGTCTCGGGCGGGCCGGGGGACTTGCCCGTCTTCGCCTCGCAGAACTCGAGGAAGCCCACCATGTCGCAGTTCATTTCGCGCAGCACGGCGCGCACGGACGCGCGGTAGTCGTCGGCGCCCGGGGCCGGCGCGTCGTCCTGCTGCACGGCGCGGGGCTGCGTGCGCTTGGGCTCGTCCTTGAGCACGTCGATGCGGTGCTCGACCTTGCTTTTCTTGCTCGCGGCGAGGGTGATTTTCTTCGGCCCGTCGATGTGGCTCATGCCGCTGATACGGATTCCGCCGACCTCGACGCCGCCGTACTTGACGGTCGGGTCGCGGTACAGGCGAACGAGGCGCCCGGCCCACGCGGACGGGGCGGAACCCCAAAGCGCGGCCAGCACTCGCATCGTCGTCTTGCACGGCTTCCACGGCCGGAGGCCGCCGTCAAGCTCGACCGTGACCGGCTGTTCCATGCCGCCCGTGATGCGCGCCGAAACTACTCGCACGGTCACAGGGCCGGCAATCAAGTCGTCCGCGTTCAACTGGTCGCTCTTCGCGGCCAGCAAAGGGGTGATGTCGTCGTTGTCGTTGCTCACGCTTCGCCTCCTGCGTCTTCGATGGTCATCTCGTCGGCGGGGTAGGCCCACGCCGGCAAATCAAACTCCACCTCGCCCACGACGGGGCCGGGCCAGCTGCCTGACGCCTCGCACTGCGCGAGCGTCGCCAGGGCCGCTCGGTACTCCTGTCGCCCTCGCTCGAGCACATGCTCGGGAATGCGGTACACCGCGACCGCGTGGGGCGCGGCAGACTCGACCACGATTTCGACCACGGCCGGCAGGCGCCCCGTGATGGCCTGGAAACCGTCGCAGTAGAACGCCCACTGCCAGTGATAGCAGAGGTCCGCGGCTTGCGCGGCGAACTTGCGGGGGCGCAAGTCGCGCGTGGTCTTGAGGCCGACCACAACGTCACACCCGTCGATGGCCGTCAGCCAATCCACGCGGCCCTTGCAGGCCGTCCCCGTCTCCGCGTCGTGCCAGGCCATCGACACCTCGGCGTGACCGTGGCAAAGGTACACCATGGCCTCGGGGCAGCCGCGGACGGCCGCAGCGATGGCGAGCGCGGTTGCGTGCTCGTCTTCAATCAACACGACGCGGCAGGCTGCCTCGGCGTCTGCCTTGAAGGCATCCCAATCCTTGCCGCGCCGGATGCCTCCGGTCCACGTGACGAACTCGGCAGAGAAGCGCGCGGGCTCCAGCGTGGCGCAGTGAGCGGCCGTCCCGAGCGCCATGGCCGAGCTCGTGGACTTCGGGTTGTCCTTTGCGTGCCTGTAGTGCAGCGGGGAGCAGTTGAACTCCTTCAAGCTCGACACGTTGACTCCCGCCGCGGCGCGGTAGTTGCCGAACGGCACATCGGCCACGATGCGCCCGGCCGAGTTGGATTCGAGCGTGCGCGCGCTCATGCCGGCACCTGCACGTCGTACTCGGCCCCATCTCGGCGGCCCTGCTCGTAGGCGTCCTTAAAGTCGCGCTCGGTCAGACCTGGGGCCACGCGCATCGCCTCGCAGACGATGGCCGCGGCCTCGTTGGCGATGCACGCGGCGGTCGCGGCGACGGCCTGGGCTTCCACCGCGGTCAGCGTGTCACCGGCGCGGCGGGCCTTGCTGTTGTGGCCGATAAGCATGTCGAGCCGGGCAGCGATTCGGCCGATGCGCTGGTCGATGTCAGTGGTGTTCATGCCGCGTCTCCGTTGCCGCAGATGCGCTCCATGGCGTCCTGCCCGTCCTTGAACTTCGCAGAACTGAGGGCGGCGACGGCAGTGTCCACAAGCCCGGTCAGCACGAGCGTCAGCGCGTAAAACTGGCGGTCGTCGAGCAGTTGCTCGGCGCGCTTGAGGTCACAGCGGATGCGCTCAATTCGGCCGCCTTCAAGGCTGCTCATGATGGCGTCGGCGCTCATGCGGCCAACTCCACCCGGGCCGCGTCACGCAGCGCGCGGCGGCAGTGGTCGCACAGGCCGCGGTCGGAGAGCAGGTCACGCACGTTGTCGACCTCGATTGACGCTCGCACGATGTCGCGCAGGGCCTTGTCGCGCTGCAGGACGAGCAGCCGATTGACGCGGACGAGCTTGCGGACTCGGCGCTCAAGTCTGACGGTTGTATTGTCTCGGTCCATCTCCATCTCCTTTGCATTGGGCGTCTTGTGCGCCGGTTGTGGGATGAAGGTACGCCGGGCAGATTCTTTGCGCAAGTCGTTTCGTAGTCTTTTTTTAGCACACTTTTACTATTGACGTGCGGCGCCGGCTTCTTTACGGTTGCCCCATGCTCAACGAACAAATCGAAATATGGTGTGCGGCAAACGGCAAAAACCGGGCCGCATTGGCCGATGCGCTAGGGACGACCGCGAACGCTATCAGCAAGTGGGCATCGCGTCGCTCGGTCCCGCGCGTTGAGACGAACAAGCGCATCGCGGAGTTACTCGGGCTCGACCCGGTGAAGCTCCGAGAATGGTTCAAGTCGAAGCCGTGAAGCTCTGCCCGACCCGTCAGCAACGACGGGCAGGGGTCCGCACTGACAAGGCCGGAAATTCTTCCGGAGTCAGGGATGTGGCGCGCACCGGCCGCGCGCGGAAAGCCGGGAACGTTTTCAGCGTGGGGCGCTCGTGTCGTATTGGCTGAAGCTCTATCAGGACACCCACGCAGACGCCAGATTGCGCAAGGCCCGCGCTCGCGCAATCTGGCCTTGGATTCTCTGTCGCCTCAAAGACGGGGACGGGTTCGCGACTGACGCGGACCTCGACCCGTGGCGAGCTGCGGACGACCACGACGAGGTGTTCACTGAAGCCGAAGCGGCCGGGATGATTGAGCGGCTGAAGTCGGCCGGCCTGCTCGTGTCGACGGATTGCGGATGGGCCTGCCCAGATTGGGAGCGCCACGTCGGCGACCCGACGAACGCAGAGAGGCAGAGGCGATTCAAGGAACGGAAGCGCGCGCAGGAGCAATCAAGGGAAACGGTAACGCCAGGTAACAGTTACCGACCGTTACTAACGTTAGGTAACGGCGGTAACGGTAGAGCAGAGCAGAGCAGAGCAGAGAAGAAAGACGGTGATGAAGTAGAGGCTACGCGCGTGCGTGCGGTTGAAACACCGGCGCCGACCGTGGCCGAGTCCGCTCATGACGACGTGCAGACGAAAATCCAGGGCCACCCGGCGCACGACGCAATCCTCCCGATTGCCAGCGTCGCTTTTTCCGTCCTCGGCGTCTGCCCTGAGGTCTACACCCTCGAATCATGGCTTCAAGCCGGCTACTCGCTGGCACGAATCGAATACGGGTTGCGGCAGGCGAAGCAGTCTGCATCCGGTCAATGGATGCCCATGGGCAAGATCATCATCTCCGCGGGTCGATGGATGCAGCGCGCCGCACCGGAAGAATACCATAAGCGGCCTCAGCAGGCCGCAGGGGTTGCGAAAACGGTGCAACCCATATCCACGCCGCATGAACAGGTCAGGCGGCCTCTAACGCCAGAAGAGACGTCCGCAATGCTTGAGGAACTTGGCGTATGAAACTGAACCGAACCGAACTCGCAGAAGTCCAGACCATCGCGTGCTGCCTCGCAGGCGGCGCCGAGGCCATCGACGCGGCGTCCGACAACTGCGGCCCCGAGGACTTTGTGAACGCCCGAGCCGCGTCGGCGTTCAGGGCGATGGTGCAGCTTGTGCACCGCGGCGACCCCGTGGACGTCGTGACCGTGGCCACGACCATGGGCGGCGCGGCGTGGAATCGCGAGTCGGGCGGGTCTGCGCTGGACGCGGACGCGCTCCAGTGGCTCGTCGACCTCGAGACAAACGCGCCGGGGGCTCGGGACGTCACGCACCACGCGAAACGGGTCCGCACCGCCGCCCGCCTCCGGGGCATTGAAGAAGCCTGCCGCGCCGGCCTCGCCGCTTGCCAGTCCGCCAGCGACGACACTGACGCCGCGGCTCAGGTCGCGGACGGCATCGTCGAGGGCCTGCTCGCGGTCGGCGACAAGGCGAGCGGGGCAACGTCCATTCGCATCTCCGGCGCTGTCAAGCTCATGCTCGCGGACTTCAAGGCCCGGCAGACGACGCCGATTGAACGGCAGTACGTGCGGACTGGATTGAGCAAGCTCGACAACCTGGTCGACGGCTACCGGCCCGGTCACCTGTACCTGGTCGGCGGCGCCCCGGGGCACGGCAAAACCGGCTTCCTCACCTTCGCTGCGGTGCAAGGGGCCATCGCGGGGGCTGCGGTGCTCTACGCGTCGGCCGAGGTGCCTGCAGAGGCCATCGCGCAGCGTGTCGTGTGCAACGTCGCCCGCGTGGACGGTCGGAAGCTGGAGCGGCTCGACCTCGACCGCGACGAGACGACGCAGGTTGTGGGGAGCGCGCACCGCATCGCCGAGTGGCCGCTGTCCATCCTCGATGCGCCGGCTTTGACTGTTGGCTTGCTCGACCGCGAGATCCGCCGGCACGTCAAGCGCAACCCGGAGCGAATCGGCGTCTTGGTCGTGGACTACCTGCAGCTCGTCCGCGCGAGCGGGAAGCACGGCAGCCGGGAGCAGGAGGTCGCCGAGGTCGCGGACGGCCTGCTTGAGCTATCCAAGCGGCACCGCATCGTGGTCATCGCCGGGGCACAGCTCAATCGTGCGGGCGGGCAGCGGTCGGACAAACGTCCAGTCAGCGCCGACCTTCGCGAGTCAAGCCGCGGGGAGCACAACGCGTCTGTGGTGCTCATGCTCTATCGCCCGGGCATGAACGGCGAGGAGGCCGCAGACCCGACGCACGCCGAAATCATCGTCCGCAAAAACAGACTCGGGCCGCTCGGAACCGCGCTCTGCGTGTTCGACGCCGCCCGCAACACATGGAGGGACCGGGATGGATCTTTTTGAACTCGATACCATGGCTGCCCTGCTTGAGAATCA